GGGGACGCAGCCTCATAGGCAACGTTATTGCTGGCATGCAAAGCCGCGAGAGCGATTTGACTAAAGAGGTTACTACTCTGACAGATAAGGTTATTAAGCAGTTTAACACAAGTTTTGGCATTGCTTCCCCATCAAAGGTTACTTTTGGAATAGGTCAATACCTAACACAAGGGTTAATCAATGGCATGAGCTCTCTAAATGTGCAGAAATTCGCAAAAAAGCAGATGGCCGGGTTAAGCAGTGCAATGGGTGGGACATCAAGTAAATTCGTTCCTGAATGGTTGACTTCTGCTCTGAAATTCACTAACACTCCGCTGAGTTGGCTATCTGGTTTGATGAAACTGGTCAATGCCGAGTCTGGCGGTAACCCGTCGGCAGTAAATAAGACAGCCGTAGGCGGTGAACATGCAACGGGGCTGTTGCAGACCTTACCCAGTACTTTTGCACACTATGCAATGAAAGGGCTAGGTGGTATTACCAATCCCGTAGCGAACGCTGCAGCTGCAATCAATTACATCAAATCAAGGTACGGCAGTATTTATAACACCCCTCTGTTTAAGGGCGGTGGTTATGTAGGATATGCAGCCGGCACTAACTACGCAGCAGGCGGCTTGTCGCTGGTCGGTGAACAAGGCCCAGAGTTGCTTAGCCTGCCACGAGGGTCACAGGTGACAAACCACAATGAGACCACTAAAGCATTGAACAAAGGCGGCAACATCTATAAAATATATGTGACCGGCAATTCGATCCGTGAGGAAGCCGACATCGACAAATTATCTACAGCGATAGTTAGAAAGATTAAGATGGCCGAGTTAAATATGGCATAGGAGGCGCTTGAAATGGAGTATTGGTTGATGAGCAATGATAAAAAAGAGAGCCTCCAACTGCCTGTGCCACCCTCTCAGCTTCAGATCGCCAGAGGCAATAATAACACGGTCGTCAACATCACAACGGCTGGAGAGCTGAATCTGATCGGCAAGGGAAAACTTGCAACTATAACCCTAGATACATTTTTCCCTTCGCAGGCATATCCATTCTGCCAATACGTTGGCTTCCCTGTGCCATATGATTGTGTAAAGTTGATTGAAAAATGGCGGGCGGGCAGTAACCCCATTAGACTCATAATCACCGAGACTGACATAAACATGGCCGCATCAATCGAGAATTTTACTCATGGCGAGCAGGACGGCACTGGGGATGTTTATTTCACATTGGAACTAAAAGAATACCGATTTGTCACCATCCCGACAGTGGCAGTGGCAACCGCAAGCACAGTGACATCCAGTGCAAGCGTAGCCGCTGTAAGGGAAACTCCCCAAATCATAGCAACAACGTATATAGTTAAAAAGGGAGACACCCTCTGGGCAATAGCGAAAAAATTCACAGGCAGTGGGACAAATTATCCAGCTATCGCAACAAAAAACGGCATCAAGAACCCAAACCTGATATATCCCGGTCAGAAGGTGGTGATATAGTTGCAGGTTCTACTGATGGACAAAGATATCACCCAACTCGTCACGGTTATTACCTGGTCAGGCGATTATCAGCAGGCAGCACGTACTCTGGCGTTCAGTATTGCCGTATCACCGACAGATCCCAATCTCCCAGCTGTAAGTATGTCAATGGGAAACATGGTCAAGCTGTTTGATGATGATGGCAATGAGCTTTTCAGGGGTTATATATTCGCTAGAGATAAATCTAATGCAAGCAATGAAATGACGGTCACAGCCTATGATGGTCTTATCTATTTGACTAAGAGCACGGGGACATACAATTTCAAGGATGCGCCTGCTGAGGGTATTGCCAACAAGGTAGCGAGTGACTTCGGTATATCAGTTGGAAGCGTTGCCATAACTGGAATATTACAGAATTTTATCGCAGATGCTCAGACTATATCGGATATTATCATGCAGGCTTACACCAGTGCAGGCAGTCAAAATGGGAAGAAATATATACTGCAAATGAGTAAAGGGCTGCTCAATGTGGTTGAAAAGGGCAGTGTCATAGCTGATCATTTATTATCAGACGATATTAACATCAGCGACAGTGCATATTCAGAGAGTATTGAAGGCATGATTGACCAGGTTAAAATTTATGACAGCGATAAAAATCAGACGGGCGTTGTAAACAACTCGGGTAATATAACAAGTTACGGTATGTTGCAGAGCATATATAACGCACAGGATGGAGTAGATTCAACCACTGCGGCAACAAACATGCTCAAGGGTATTGCCAGGGCTTCAACCGTTACGGTTCTCGGCAGCACCGATTGTGTAACCGGCAATGCAGTAAACATTCAAGAACCTTATACAGGTGTTACCGGCAAGTTTTATATTCTTACAGATCAGCACACTTGGCAGGACGGTCAACACACGATGCAACTCACGTTGGATTTGGCATAGGGAGATGATATCGTGCAAGTAAATAATCCATATACCGATATGCTTATGGCGATGCAACGTCAGGGCGCAAAACTCAATCCTCCGTCAATTCAAATCGCTTCTGTTGTGGCGTCCCCTCCAAACTTGATTATAAAAATTGGCGAGTTGCAAATAGACAAAAATAATATTTATGTTGCTGATTTTCTTCTATCAAATTACCAAAGAGAAATATCAATCCCAGAATCAACGGCAACCGGCACCACGAGCAACGGCACAATAGAAAGTGTCGGAATTGCCGATGTGAAAATGACATCTAAGGATGCTTTATCAGTTGGTGACAGCGTAGCGGTTATGCCTACTGCGGATCGACAGACATATATAATCCTATGCAAGGTTAGTAAACTGTAAATACTTTGGAGAGGTGGTGAGTTTGGGTGGTTGATAGCTTATTCCCCTTCATTGATGCGACCATTGCCGACGCTCAGGTAGCCACAAAAGCCACGATACCGAAAGAATATGCCTGGGATTTTATAAATAACAAATTTATCCTTGAAAACGGCAGACCGGTAATATTTGAGGGGCTTGAAGCAATAAAAGTGTGGATACTAAAGGCACTCCGCATTGAACGTTTTCGTTACCTTGCTTATACCTGGGATTATGGTCAGGAGTTTGATACTCTGGTCGGGCAAAAGTTCGGCAATGAGGTCACTAAGAGCGAGGTCGAAAGGTTTTTGAAAGAAGAATTATTGATCAACCCTCACATCACGAATATTGCGGATGTATCAGTCACATTCGATGAGAGTTTGCTAGGTGTTAGCTTTACGGTGATAACGGATCAGGGGGAGGCGCAGATCAGTGTACTTTGAAAACGAATCGGCTATTTTATCTCGTATGCAGGGCAATGTGCCTTCCGATATTGACACTACGGAAGGTTCTTTTGTTTACGATGCTCTCTCTCCGATCAGCCTGGAAATTGCACAGCAGGAAGTCAACCTTGATGAAGTTTTGAAGCGGGTATTCGCAACAACCGCAGCGGCAAATGGTTATTCCGATGAGCTTGAAGAGAGGGCCGCAGAGTTCGGTGTTGCCCGAAAGGCCGGCACAAATGCCACGGTTATAATGCAGATAACTGGTACAGATGGCACATACACAGGCGTAACGGTTCAGACTGCGGCAGGGTTGCAGTATGTTATTCCAAGCGTGACGGTTGCCGGTGGTACAGGGACGGCTACAGCAACAGCGGCAGATATCGGTGCAGCCTATAACGTGCCGGTGGGAGCAATAACGGTTTTCCCGGTGCAAATATCCGGGCTGACTGCGGCCACCAACACTACAGCAGCCACAGGCGGTACAGACATAGAAAGCGATGCTGATCTGCTGGCAAGATTTTTGATAACCGTCCAGACTCCTTCGACTAGTGGCAATGTAGGAGACTACAAATTATGGGCGCTTGCCATCTCAGGGGTTGGCAAGGTTAAGGTATTTCCGCTTTGGAATGGAAACAGCACAGTAAAGGTATGCCTGATTGATTCCAATATGCAGCCATTATCATCCACCCTGGTGACGGCAGTCCAGACATATGTTGAGAGTGTGCGGCCAATAGGTGCCATGGTCACGTATGAGGCCGCAACGGGGCTTAGTATTAATGTATCGGCAACGCTGATACTAGCTACAGGTTACACAGTCAGCGGTGTGACAGCGGCAATTGAGGCGGCTATCACAGCATATCTGCAAAGCATTGCGTTTTTGCAGGACTATGTCAGCCTCGGCAGAATTGGTAATGCTATTTTAAGCGTGACAGGGGTCGGCGATTACAGCAATTTGACAGTTAATAGCGGAACTGCAAATGTCTCGGTAGGCACTGAACAAGTGGCTATTTTAGGGGTGACGACGCTAAGCTAAATAACTCGCCATTTTATGTGCCAAGGAGGCTGGTTTCATGAGTGAAGTTGATATTTTAAAAAGTTATGTCCCGGATTTCATTGCTCAAAGCAAAATATTCCAGGCCGTTTATGAGACGCAGGGCATCGAACTTGACAGCATTAATGCGAACATAGTTGATATCGTCAATCAATGTTTTGTCAACACTGCGACTTGGGGCTTGACGAATTGGGAGACGTTCCTCGGCATCGATACCGATCTGACTAAAGATTATGCTTACCGGCGCACAGCGATTATCGCAAAGATGAGGGGCGTCGGTACGGTAACGGCGGCACTAATTGAAAATGTTGCTAAGAGTTTTTCAAACGGCATCGTGACAATCACAGAGAATCCGTCTGAGTACAGTTTTACGGTAACATTCAGTGGCACTCTTGGGATGCCACCGAATATGGATGATCTGACAGTGGCAATTGAGGATATCAAACCTGCACATCTGGCCTATACTTATGTTTATGTTTACAACATGAACAGTGCATTATCGGCCTATACTTACGCCCATTTAGCGAGCTTTACACAGGATCAACTGAGGGAGGGGACACTTAGCTAATGGCAACACCAACGACAAATTATAATTTAAAAAAGCCTGACACAAATGATTATTACAATGTTGCAGACCAAAATGGTAATATGGATGCTATTGATTTACAGCTGAAAACCAACGCTAATGCAGCGGCAGTGGCGCAGTCTAACCTTTTTACGCATCAGACCGATTACTCCCTGCAAGTCCCGTACGCCGGAACTACAACCGGTACAGCAAACACATATGCAATAGCAACTCCGACCGTTGCGGCATTAACTGCAGGCATGGCGGTTTGCGTTAAGATCAATGTTGACAGCACAGCTGCAAGCACCCTTAACTGGTGTGGACTGGGTGCAAAGGCAATTTTGAAAGCAAACGGTACAGCGGTAACGAACCTAAAAGCTAGCGGAATTTATACTTTGAGGTATGACGGAACAAATTTTACGTTACAGGGTGAGGGAGTCTCTGGCACAGCAACTGCATCTGACCTCATTTCTGGAAAAACAGCGAGTACGGATGCAGGGGATATTACAGGCACAATGGCAAATAATGCTTCTCCAACAGCTACTATAGTTAATCAGAATGCTACAGTAGTTGTACCCGCAGGATACAGTCTTGGAGGTACCATAACTGCTACCCTTACCAATCTCGCAGCAGCAGTCATAAAAGTAGGCGTAACCGTTGGCGGTATTCTAGGATCTTTTACCAGTGATGCAACTGCAGTAGCAGGAAATATACTTTCTGGTATTACCGCATATGTCAACGGCTCAAAGATTACAGGTACAATGCCAGAACAAGGCTCACCAACACTTCAACTCGGGGCATCTATTATAGCAGGTCATTATAGTGGTGGAGCGGTGGCTACTACACCTCACAGTTCACAAACTTACGTAACACCCGGGACATATACATTTACAGTTCCAGCTAATGTAACCCAAGTAACGTTTATTGCTATTGGCGGCGGCGGTGGTGGCGCTGGCGGGGGTGGCGGTGGTGGTGGTGGTTATACAGCTATTCTTTCTGTGATCCCCATGGGTGCAGTTGCCGTTATTGTTGGTGCTGGTGGCGCTGGTAGTGGTAGTGGTAGTTCTGGTACTGGTGGTAGTGGTGGTAATTCGTCTGTATCTACTCTCATTGGTGCTGGCGGTACTGGTGGTAGTGGTAATGCTGGTGGTGCTGCTGGTAACGGTGGTGGTTATGGTGCTGCTGGTAATGCTGGTGTTACCTGTATTACTGGTCCTACTGGCGGTGTTGGTGGTGCTGGCGGTACTTATTATGGTGGTGCTGGTGGTGTTGCTGGTTCTAGTAATGCTGGCGGTGCTGGCAATGCTCCTGGTGGTGGTGGTGGTGGTACTTTTACTGGTCCTACTGGCGGTGTTGGTGGTGCTGGTAAAGTAATAATCTTATGGTAAAAACATGGAGGTATATCAAATGATTATAGTTGGGACAGCAATATCAGACACAAAGGTAAAAGTTGATGGTTCTTTTATAGATGGCTCACAAACTGTTACTATATCCGCAATAGCTCCCCCGAATCCCCCAGTAAATGTTGAGGGGAAAGATACAGTGCTTTATTTAAACCCAGTAACAGGAGAATTATTTTGGGATTATGTAAATAGACCTTTAACTGATAGCGAAAAAGTGGGACAGTTGCAAGAACAGATCGATATAAATGCCGGGGCAATTGATTTTATTGTTATGAACTTTTAGAGAGGGGTTGAAGGGAGGTGGAAAATATGGCTTTGTATTTAGCAGATAGAATTGAGAAAGGGAAATTGGATTACTTAGCAGTTTTCAAAATTTCACGGTACACGCCACTAAAAGAAGATGTTGACGCAATGCTAACAGTTGATGGTTTCCAAAATTTAATTGTAACAATAGTTTAATTCAATAGGGCAGATGATGGGCTTAAGTAGCCTATTTTTTCTGCCCTTCTACTGAACATTTGACCCATGATGCGCAACAACCGAATAATACCAGTCAGCCGCCTCCGGGCGGTTTTTTGATTGGCAAAAAACAAGCGCAGGCCCCCGCTAGGGGGTGGCCCCGGAACGGGTTGCGATGTGACGCCACCGCGGCCTGCATTTTTATTGTAGCGCAATTCGGAAAGTAAATATAGGGGAGGTGATGGGAAGTGATTGAAACCCAGGAAGAAATCACAGCCAAAATTGTAGCGCAAGCGGCCACGGCCACAGCTCTCGCAGTCTCACAGGCCGCGCAAGCGGCAGCAGTTGTGATTGCGAAAGAAAACAATTCAACCGTAACCGCGATTGCCGTATTAAAAACAGAAATGAACATAATTAAAGATCAGCAGTCATCTTTTGAAAGTGAAATGAATCGCAGAATGGATGGTCTAGACCCAAAATTTGAAAAGCTATTTGCCAAACTTGACGATATAGCACTGGGTAGACCAACCTGGGCAGTAGCCCTAATCATAGGTGGTTTATTCAGTCTGAGCGTTGGCTTAATTGTTTTTGTAATGTCACACGTGATATAGGGAAGTAATTCATTAGCCCGGGAAGGGCAGGAGGTAAAAATGCAAGGAAGAAACACGGCTAATCTTAGAGGGATCGACGTTTCAAAGTATCAAGGGAGTATCGACTTTAAAACGGTAAAAAATGCCGGTGTTCAGGTTGTGTTCATGAAAGCA